TTTATCAGAAGCTAGTAAGGGTTTAGAAGAATTCGGAATAGTTGCCAATAAAACAACAGCGGCAACTAGTCGTTTCCGCAATTTCATGAATCTAGATAGTTCAATCTCTGGCCGTCCAGGATTAACACGAAGTGACTATGACTATTTTCGTCCAGATGAAGCAGTACCAACAGAGATTAAGGCCATTTTTGCTATGGCAGATCAGATCTATAATCGTGTTGGTTTAGTAAAAAATGTTATTGATCTTATGGGTGATTTTGCTTGTCAGGGTGTCAGATTAGTTCATCCAAATAAAAGAATAGAAAGATTTTATAGGAATTGGTTTGAGAAAGTCAAGGGCGAGGAAAGAAGCGAAAGATTTTTAAATAATCTTTATCGTGTTGGTAACGTTGTTATCAATAGACAAACAGCCAAGATTAGTGTAAAGGTTGCTGATAATCTCTATAAGAGTATTGCTAGTCCAGACCTAATAGTTAATTCCGATGAGATCAAGGTTGAAAAAAGAGAAATTCCTTGGAAATATACTTTCATCGATCCAAGAGTTGTGGATGTTGTAGGCGCTTCTTTATCATCATTCGTTGGTGATAAAACTTATATGATTACAATACCAGCAACTTTAAGAAAAATTATTAATGCTCCTAAAAATGATGCTGAAAAAGCTATTGTGGATCAATTACCACCAGCAATTTTAGAAGCAGCAAAAAGTAAAAAACCATATCTATTAGATTCTGATAAGACGCTTGTTTTCCATTATAAGAAAGACGATTGGAAGACTTGGGCCTTTCCTATGATCTACAGCATTATGGATGATATTGCTATTGTGGAAAAATTAAAACTTGCTGACTTGGCTGCTCTTGATGGTGCTATTAGTAATATTCGTATTTTTAAACTAGGTAGTTTAGAACATAAGATTGCTCCTACTCAAGCTGCTGCTAGTAAATTAAGTAGCATATTACAAGGGAATGTTGGTGGTGGCACAATGGATCTTGTTTGGGGTCCAGATCTTGAGTTGATAGAAAGCAAAACAGCAGTTCATCAATTTTTAGGAGAAGGTAAATATACTCCTCATTTAAATAGTATTTATGCTGGTCTTGGTATTCCTCCAACTCTTACTGGAACATATGGTGCTGCTGGTACTACCAATAATTTTATTAGTCTAAAAACACTAACTCAAAGACTACAATATGGTCGTAAAGTTCTTATGGCTTTTTGGAAGCAAGAAATTGCTATTGTTCAGAAAGCTATGGGCTTTAGATTTCCAGCTAAGGTTGAATTTGATAGAATGGATCTTAGCAATGAAGATGCAGAGAAAGCACTACTAATTCAACTAGCAGATAGAAATATTGTATCCGATGAACTACTACAAAGAGTCTTTGGTTTTGATCCAGACATGGAGAAGACAAGACTTAATAGAGAAAGTAAACAAAGAGATAGTGAACGTATGGTTCAAAAAGCCGGACCATTCTTTAGTCCACAACTTGAAGATAGTCTTAAGAAAATTGCTTTACAAACTGGTGTTGCAACTCCAAGTCAGGTGGGATTAGAACTCGAAAAGAAAAAACCAAACGAATTGCCAGCACTACAAATGAAAGCGCCATCTCCTTTTGGTGGTGGTTCGCCAACAACAGATAAATTGCCCGGTCAACCACAACAAGGTCGCCCCAAAAATAGTAAAGATACTGAAAAGAGAAAAACCAAACAATTTTCTCCACAGACAGGAGCATCTTTACAACTTTGGGCTATAGAAGCACAAGATAAAATTTCAGAAGTCTTGAATCCACATTTACTAGAATTTTATGGCAAGAAAAATATGCGTAGTTTATCTAACGCAGAATATGATGAAGCAGAAGCTACGAAAACTAAAATCTTCTTTTCGTTGGATCCATTAGCTACAATTACCGAAGAACTAGTTTTATCAAAACTCAATACTATCAATAGTATTGATATTAATTTAAAAAGCCACGAATTTAATGAGCTTATTAAAGGTATTGCCAGAGAAATGGACCGAACCCCAACAACCGAAGAATTAAAGTATACCAAAGCTTATTTTTATCAAACGGTGTATTCATCGAAGTAAATCCACATTTGAGAGTTAATTTATGAAAATATATCAAGCAGAGGAAGATGCGGGATTATCAGAAGTCCTTTCTGCAAAATCCTCTATTGTATATGCCTCATTATTAGAAAAATCTGATCATGAAATTGATAATATTAAAATTAAACAGGAAATAAAGGCTTTAGCCGGAATAGAAGATACCGATCTTTATTATACTCAATCAATTCTTGTTACCACTTCTTGGAACAAAAATGATGATGTTTTTGATGCTAAGGAAGTATGGTTAGCACGATCCACACCAACTCACAAACCCACAAATCTTGAGCACGATGAGGCTGCTATAGTTGGTCATATTACATCAAATTGGCCAATTGATGAAAATGGTGAATTAATCAATGAGAATATTAATCCTGATAAATTGCCTGAAAAATTCCATATACTAACCGGATCAGTAATTTATACTGGTTATACAGAACCTGAACTAAAAGATAGAGCCTCCACACTTATAGAAGAAATAGAGTCAGGAAATAAGTATGTAAGTATGGAGTGCTTTTTTAAGGGTTTTGATTATGGATTAATAGACAAGATAAATGGTACATTTCATGTTTTACCACGTAATGAAGAAACAGCCTTTTTAACAAAACATTTAAGAGCTTATGGTGGACAAGGCGAACATCAGAACTATAAGATTGGTAGAGTATTGAGACAGATTACATTCTCTGGTAAAGGGTTTGTTAACAGACCAGCTAATCCAGAAAGTATAATATTCACAAAAGATAATTTACATTTCGAGAAACAAGTAGCATTTGCCGAAAATTTCGAAGAAAAAAATGACGATTCTACAAAAGAAGGTGTATTTTCAAATCAAGCCAATTTAAAGGAGACCAATATGAGCATTGAATCCGAAGTAACTCAGCCAGAGAACGAAGTCACAACTGTTGTTGAAGCTCCAATTGCCGAAACAGTAGCCGAAGAGATTACTACAGTTGTTGATGAACAGGCTGAAGCAGCAAAAAAGAAGATGGCAGAAGATATGAAGAAGAAAGAAGAAGAGATGATGAAGATGAAGGCTGCCCTAGATGCTGCACTCACCGAACTACAGGTTGCTAATGAAGCTTTAGCTGGTTATAAGATGAAAGAAGAAGAGATGGTCAAGAAAGATAAGAAAATGAAAAGAATGGCCACTCTACTTGAGAGCGGTGTAACAGAAGAAGTTGCTAGTGCTACTGTCGAGAAGTTCGAAGCATTAGACGATGAAACATTCGCAAGTATGACATCACTTCTCGCGTCTGTTAAGACTGCTCAACCAGTGGTAGAAGATACTAAAGCAGAAGAAACCGAAGTCAAAAGTGACGATGTTTCGCTAGCTTTAGAAAACGTTGAAACTAACGATCAAGAAATTGATCTCAGTGTTGGTAGCGAAACAGAATCAGAAATGCAGAGTACAAGAGCTGCCTTAGTTGACTTTGTTTGTATTAGACTAGGTAAAAAACTTAATAAGGGAGAGTAAAAATGGCTTTAAAATCAGATCGCGTTGAAGCATACACAGATATTTCATTCTTCTGCAATGACGCATCAGCAGAGCGTGGTGTTGTTGTTGTACACAGTACTGGTGGTAGCGGCGTTGCTATGGACGATTCACTCGCCGTGGTAACAGTTTCTGCCTCACAGTCTGGTACAAAACCAGTCGGCTTATTGCTAAATGATGTTGTAAGTCTTGATCTAACAAGACAGCACATCAATTGGCACAAAGATGAAGTTCAGACTGGTAGTAAGGTAACACTTCTACGTCAAGGTCAAGTTACAACCAATATGGTTGTTTCTGGTGTCAGTCCAACCATTGGCGAAGATGCTTACTACGGTGCAAATGGTAAACTAACCAATGTTAGCACAAACAGTGTTAAAGTAGGTCGTTTCTTGAGCGTTAAAGATGCTGATGGTTACATCAAAGTAGACATTAATATAACTTGATAAGGGAGAAAAACATGGCCAATAGAAAATTTGAACCCACACCAGAACTAACAGATCTTCTAGTTAAGTCTGGTTCGTTACACAAAGAGGAAGCACTAGCCGCAAACCACGAGTTTGCCAAGGCTCTTGAACTACCTCTTCGTCAAGGTGTCCTTAGTGGTAATATTCTTGATAACATTTTCGAGCCAATCCAACTTGCTCAAAGTGCCACTCCAGAGTTCCCACTAGACTTCCTTGCTCCAGGCACCGAGAAAGACTTCGTGGCTTATACCATCCCAAACCATGGTTATATTCCACAGAAGCATGTTGAAGGCGATTATGTCATGGTTCCAACCTATGACATCGGCGCTAGTATCGACTATCTCCTAAAGTACGCTCGTGACGCCCGTTGGGACGTTGTTGGTCGTGCTATGGAGGTTCTTGAGGCTCAGTTTGTAAAGAAGATGAACGATGACGGCTGGCACACACTTCTTGCTGCTGGCGTTGATCGTAACATCGTTGTTTATGATACTGATGCTAATCCCGGTCTCTTTAGCAAGAGATTAGTCAGTCTCATGAAGACAGTTATGCGTAGAAACGGCGGTGGTAACTCCGCTAGTAATAACCGTGGTATGTTAACCGACCTCTATGTTTCACCAGAGGCTATGGAAGACATCCGCAATTGGGGTCTTGATCAGATCGACGAAGTTACTCGTCGTGAGATTTATACTGCTGCCGACGGTACTCTAAACCGCGTCTTCGGTATCAATCTACATGATCGTGACGAACTAGGTGAAGGTCAACAATATCAACTATTCTATAGCAATGTGCTTGGTGGCACACTACCACAAAATGCTGGTGGTGACAGTGCTAATGATAAGGTTGAAATCGTTGTTGGTCTTGATCTACGTAAGAGAGACAGTTTCATTATGCCAGTTCGTCAAGAAGTTCAAATCTTCGAGGACGATACTCTCCATCGTCAGAAGAGAGCTGGTTTCTATGGTTGGGCCGAACAGGGTTTTGCTGTTCTCGATAACCGTAGAGTACTACTTGGCGCTCTTTGATCCTCAGACTTTAACGCCAATAAAAGAAAGGCTGGCCTTGTGCCGGCCTTTTTTTTTAGGTGTATTATATCTATATCAATACCTCCACAGAGGAATTTTATATGGCTGCTAGTAAACATGACTTTAGTATCGAACAAGGAGCATCTTTTCAGCTCTCATTAACATATAAAGATGCTAATAATGACCCAATTAATTTGACCGGATGGTGTGCTAGATATTTATTAAAAACTAATAATGGTGATACTATAATATATACTACAGAAAATTTAGATTATTCTGAGTATAAATTTACTATCGAAGAAGTTGATGGAAAATTGATTCTTCTATTGCCAGCATCTAGTACTAATGATTTTGATTTTAATATGGCTAAATATGATCTGGAACTCAGTTCTCCATCTGATCTTTATACTGGTGGCGGAAAATATACTGTAAGATTATTATATGGTACCATTTTAATTGTTAAAAGATTTAGTCAAGCTAATACTCAACTGGAGTGCTAATGAGTGATTGCCATGTTGAAATAACCAGTGCTGATACTAAATATCTAGTAATAGAGACATCTGTAGCAGATTGTACTCAGAGCGTTACCGTAACCACATCGGGCGATCCTAGTGTTGTGGTTAGTGATGCTATTGGCGTTCCGGGTGTTATGGGCGCTCAAGGACTTCAAGGAATCCAAGGAACGCAAGGAATCCAGGGTATCCAAGGAATTGTTGGTTCTCAAGGGACTGCTGGTAGTCAGGGAAGTAATGGTTTACAAGGTACACAAGGAACTCAGGGGATCCAAGGTAATCAAGGGGCTCAGGGTGTTCAAGGCCGTCAAGGGGTTCAGGGAATTCAGGGCGTTCAAGGGGTTCAGGGAATCCAGGGAGTTCAAGGATTACTTGGATTACAAGGAACTCAAGGAGTTCAAGGCGCTCAGGGTATTCAGGGAAACCAAGGAACCCAAGGTATCCAAGGAAATCAGGGAACCCAAGGTGTTCAAGGGACACAGGGTATTATTGGTTCTCAGGGAACAACAGG